CCATATCAATTTCATAGTTTTTCTGGAATAAACGATGTAGGAAAACGATGGATAATGAAATACTATTTATCATTGTGCAAAGAATTGTTGGGAGCAATTCGTTCAAAATATCAAAGCATTCCAATTCCAGGTGGTGAAACATCATTAGACGGAGATGCTTTAAGAGCAGAAGCACAACAAGAAAAAGAACAGTTGATAACCGAACTACGAGAAGATTTAGAAGTAACAAGTCGCAGTACAACAAGTGAGCAATTAAATCAAGTATCAGATAATCTACAGGAAAATTTAAGAAAGGTCCCAAACTTTTTATATATAGGATAATGAGATGTCAAGAGGTAGGTATTTTTCAAAACGTGATGTCCGGTTTATGAATAGTCTTAATGGTGAATTGTTAAGTGATATAATAGAACAAGTCGTTGTAATATTTAAAATAAATGCTCAAGAAACTCAACCAAATGTATACGGAGAGGCAATTGACAAAATATATTTTCCTGGTGTAGAAACCGGATGTTTGGTAGAAACTGATCCTGAATCAACAATATACGAAGGGTTTGGTCCTGATGTTAAAAAAGGAACTATATTTAAATTCCATCAAAAATTGTGTGAACTTAAAAACATATATCCACAAGTTGGTGATATTGTAGAATGGGAAAATGCTTATTTTGAAATTTCTAATGTAATAGAAAATCAATTTTTAGGTGGTCAACCAGAAAAGAATTATAGTTTAGTATGCAATGCACACTTAACTAGACAAAGTCGTATAAATCTTACCGAGAGAAACGTATAATGAATTACGACAATGTAAATAATCCGTTTATTACTTTAAGAAAACTCTCTGGAACCGACGAGAAAACATTTAAAGCAAAACTAAATACAAGTCCACCAACTTTAAGTAACAACAAATATATGTCTAACTTAAAGAAGTCAAATAAATCAGAATACTCTGATAATCGTTCTGATAAACTTAGAATGGATACTGCTGAAGATACTTCGTTTGAAAAATACTCAATAACACTTATGGATATTGACAACATTCTATATGAATATTTTGTAAATGTTATTAATCCTCAAGTTGATTCTGCGAATGGTGAGTTATTGCAAGTTCCAGTTCGTCATGCGTCTCCTGAGAGATGGGGAGCAATTCAAGCAGATGGAGTTTATCGTGATTCTAAAGGTCAGGTGCAAAAACCCATGATCATTTTTACAAGAACAAGTGTTTCTAAAGACGATTCGTTTGTAACATTCAACCGTCATTTAAGTGTTCCGTTTGTAAAAAAGTTTGATAAAAAGAATATGTACGATAAATTTTCTGCGTTAACTCAAAGCAAACCTGTAATGGAAGTTCATAATGTAACTTTTCCTGATCATGTATTATTGAATTATGACTTTACAATGACAACCGAATATGTACAACAAATGAACACACTTGTTGAGGCAATTAATTGGGCAAGTAATGATTATTGGGGAGACCCAGATAGATTAAAATTCCGTGTAGGTGTGGATACATTTTCAAATAGTGTGGAAGTTCCATCGGATGATGATAGAGTTGTGAACACAACATTTACACTTACGGTTAATGCTTATTTGATCCCTGAAATGTTTGATAATGCAAAAACCACAAAAAGAAAACTAACTAATCGAAAAGTTTTATTTGGAACAGAAGTTATTTCAGATACACCAAGTATGTCATCACGACCTCAATCTATTAAAAATGCTGGTTTTAAAAAGAATTTAATTTTCAATAGAAAAAATACTGAATTATTTTTGGTCGGTGACATTGGAGATGAATTTGAAATCAGAATTTGGAATGATGAAGAGTCATATACATTGTCAATAGAAGATACTGAATATAAAGTTGCAGTTGATGTAGTAGATGAAGAGGATTATTTTATATTTGATTATGAAAGTGATAGTGAGATTTATATGAAAAAAGATGAATCACATACGATTTCATTAAATGATAAAACTATAAGAATATCTACACATGAATCATCGGTAGAAATAATAACAATAAAATATATTTCTTGATTTTTTTTACCATATAAGATATTCTAATGGTAATGAAAAAAAATGAAACTAAATTAACCAAAGATGAACTATCTGAGATACTAATGATTAATACCGAGTATCAAGAAGTTTTAATAAAATTTGGACAACTTTCTTTAGAAAAAAAACATCTTGAACAAGAACGAAAAAAAATCGAAAACTTTGAACAAGAATATACTCTGTTATACGAAGAGGTCGAAAAGAAAGAAAAGAACTTCAAAGAAAGAATAGTACGTAAATACGGAGATGGGGAAATAGACTTAGAGTCTGGATTCTATATCAGAAGTTAATTTATTTGATAAATATAATGTTTTTCAAATTTTCAGAACATATTTATCAATAAAGTTTAATAAAAAATCCATAATTTCAACCCATAACCCATAAGGAGACATAACAGATGGCAGAAAGAATTGTAAGTCCAGCAGTATTCACAAAGGAAATCGATAACACGTTTCTATCTCAAGGTATTTCTGAGATTGGAGGTGCAGTAATTGGACCGTTTAGTCGTGGTCCTGCATACTCACCCACAATCGTAAGAACTGTTGCGGAACTAGAAGATTTATTCGGTATTCCTGAAGGAAAATATTATCAACCATTCACCGCACGTGAATATTTAAAGCACCAAGGTGTTGTAACTATTGTTCGTGTAGGAGACCTCGGAGGATATAAACAAGAGAATGCTCTTATCATTAAAGCAGTCGTACAAGACGTAGCAGATTTCAGTGGCACATTAAGTGGCACATTGAGTGGATCTGGAGAATCAGAAATTCAAGTTGGTGACGAAGCAGTTATCGGTGTTCTTGCGAATACATTGTGGGCAGACAATGGTCAACCTGCAATAGATGCTACTTATGACGGATTTGAAGGTTCTATGATCGACAGCGAATCCGCATTGATGTATTATGATGGTGAAGTTATCGATGAAGAAGGTAACGAAGTTATCGTTGGTAATTTTGAAACAACACTTTATCTTAGAAGAACAGTACGTTCAGTCGATGAAAATAGTGGTGACGTTATTGAAAGTATTCAGAGTTTAAAATCAAACTATGACTCTGATTATGTATTCAGTATCGATTCAAAAGCACCTGATAGTATTCAAAATATTTTCGGAAGAACACCAAAGAAGAATGTTGAACCTGCATATCTTTATTCATATTTTGAAAACACTCAAGAAGAAGTTTTCAATAATGTAATGAATGGTGCAAAGTATAAGGTTGAAGTAGAAACTTCAAGTGAAGCACTTATATTTGAATACGAAGATCCAACAACCGAGCAAGTTCTTGATGATCCTTGGAAACCAGGTGCGGTATCATTTAGTTGTCGTCCTGCGGAAACACCTTGGATTCAGTCACAAAAAATCAGTGGTAGAAGATTCAATCTTTTTAAAGTTTGGACAATCAACCAAGGAACTCGTGCAAATAGAGAAATTAAAATCGGTATCTATAATGTTAGAACACCAGGTTCTATTCAAGATTCAGACTATGGAACATTTAGTTTGATTGTTCGTGCATTCAATGATAATGATCGTGGTCAAAACGTAATTGAAAATTATGATGGGGTGACACTTGATCCGTTGAGTCCTCGTTATCTTCCACGTGTAATTGGTGATCGTTTTACAACAATCAACAACAAGGGTAAATTAGTTGACTATGGTGACTATGTTAATTCAAGTAATTGGATTCGTATTGAAATGCCATTTGATAGCACTGCACCTGCAAATGCTATGCCATATGGTCATGGTTCTTACTTCTCACCAATCGCAGGTGTAGAAACAGGAACACCTAAATACTCACACGCATCTCAATACGAAAGACAACCAGGAAGATACTTCAACGGAGCAGTATTTAACCAAGGAAGTCCAGACGGAATTCTTGAACAACCTCGTTCTGCAAGAAATACTCTTGAATTATTTCAACCATTACCATTTGGTGCTGATGATGCTGGAACAGGATACTATATGGATGAACCTGGTGTGGTTACTGAAGAAGTTGACGGAGAAACAACAGAATATGCAGTTGATGCAATTCCAACAAATCCACCGCAAGTAGAAGAAATTGCTACTGCAAAACTTAGAAGATTCCTTGTTGGTTTTCAAGGTGGTTTTGACGGAAGAGCTCCAACACATCCAATCTACTTAGGAAAAGATATTACAGAAAGTAACGTACAAGGTCTTGATTGTAGTAAACGTTTCTCAAGTGGAACTAAAGGATATATTCGTGCATTCGCAGCTCTTAGTAACCAAGACGAGTTCGATATCAACTTGATAACAACTCCTGGATTGAGTTTAGATTTGCATAGAACTGTAATTAATCGGGGTGTAGACCTTTGCGAAAGTCGTGAAGATTGTTTCTATATTCTTGATTGCGTAAGTGCTAATAACCAACCAGGTCGTGTAGACGATGCAGTTCAACAAGTATCTACTATTGATAGTAACTATGCGGCTACATATTATCCTTGGGTTAAGATTATTGATCCTGCAACCAACGTATTGCAACCATATCCACCATCATCACTTATGATGTCTGTTTATGCGGCTAACGATAAAACGGCTGCTGAGTGGTTTGCACCTGCTGGTTTAAATCGTGGTGGAATCGAGGCTGCGGTTACCGTTATGGATCGTCTTAACTTCGCAGAAAGAGATACACTTTATGAAGGTAAAGTTAATCCAATCGCTGCGTTCCCAGGACAAGGTATCGTTGCTTTCGGTCAAAAGACCCTACAACGTCGTGCAAGTGCATTAGACAGAGTTAACGTACGTCGTTTGCTTATCAACCTCAAGAAGTTCATCGCAAGTTCTGCAAGATTCTTGCTTTTCGAACAAAATGTGGCTGCTACAAGAAACAAATTCTTGAACATTGTAAATCCATTCTTGGAAAATGTTCAACAACGTCATGGTTTGTATGCTTTCCGTGTTATCATGGATGAGTCCAACAATACTCCAGACTTGATTGATAGAAATATTCTATATGGTCAAATCTTCTTACAACCTGCACGTGCAGTAGAGTTTGTTATTCTTGATTTCAATCTTACACCAACTGGTGCAAGTTTTGAAGCATAAGCAATAAGAAAAACTTAAAAATTAAAGACCTCCACTTCGGTGGGGGTCTTTTTTTTTGCTCTTGTATATATTTATTTACAATGAAAAACTCACTTGCAGATATTGTTTATGAAATTCAATACGAAGAATTCTGTAACTTTGTATATGAAAATAAACTAAATGAAGATACTATCGTATTAAAAGAATTTGCTATTCCTGGTAAACTCAAAAAAGTTTGGTCTTTTATTGTAAAACTAAAAGATATAATAAAAGTTAAAATGGTAGATATGGTAAAACTATTTTTAAATAAACTTGTTTTTAAATTTTTCGCAAAAATAAAATTTAGTTTAGACTACTTGTTTAAGTTAGTTAAAAAAGGATTCAA